TGTTTAGAGCATAGGCTCCGCTGGCTGTGTTGTTTGAGGCAGAAGTGTTATCTTCGAGAGATTGATACCCACTGGCGGTGTTACCTGCCCCAGTGGTGTTGCTTAAAAGCGCCCCCGTACCAAATGCCTCATTGGTTGCAACAGCCCCGCCGCCTGGAACGTGGATTGAGCCTCCGAACGTAGCTCCAGTGGTACTAATTTCAAGTCGCGAGGTTCCATCCAGAGCGCCCCCGTCAACAATCTCAAATACGTTACTCTCAACTCCGATTGTCCAGTCAACTCCCGAAGACTCAGTGAACCGAATTTGTGGATCGCCAGAGTTACAGTTGATGTCAACTAAACATCCAGTTGTTCCCACATCACGTTCAAATCGTGCGATTGTGTTACCACCGCCACCACCTGTTACTAGCAGTCCAGCTCCGGTTGATTCATCGTCATTAATCTCTAGCTTGTAGGCAGGCGACGCAGTGTTAATACCGAGATTGCCTGAGCTGTCGATATTAACTCTCTCCGTGCCATTTGTAAAAAAAGACATCGAGTCATCTGAATGCTCATATATTACGCGACCACGATTAACCGACGCAGAATCTCCCCAGAGGATACCCTGCCCTTGGGAAGTATCTCCCAGGAATTGCAAAAACCCAAAACCTTCGCTTTCAATAGTAATTTTCGCATTAGAATCGGCTGCTCTAATGCTGCCATCAGAAACATGAAGAAGACTGTCTGGCGACACCGTCCCGATGCCGACGTTGCCGCTAGTGTCGATATTGATTCCGCTTGTAGATCCAGAAAAACCAGATCCAGTTACTAGCTTCAAAAGAGACGCGCTGTAATCATACCCAATGCGAGCTTCACGGGCAGTTCCTCCCGTGTTAGTCTGCAACGCAACAATCGCATCGCTTGTTGTCCCAGATGAAAGGTAAAGATCTGCGGCAGCTCCCGAATTGTTAACGTGCAATTCGCCTGAAGGCGACGTCGTCCCGATGCCTAATTTAGATGCTCCTGCTAAAATTAGATCATCCGTGGACTCATCCCAGTGCATATAAGCACCAGAAGTTGCACCATAGAATTTAACATCATGACCAGTGTCATTTACTCCAACAGTGACCGTACCATCAACCTGAACATTACCATCTATGTCTATTGCATCTACGTTTAACGTGCCTTCAACATCAACATCCCCAGAAATATCCAGATTGGTAAATACGGAGGTTCCAGCCGCAGTAACAGTTCCTGTAGTAGTGAGGTTCTCATTTCCGAATGAAATAGCACCAGAGCTATCTGTAACACTCCCTGCGCCAATCGTTAGCGTTCCTGCTGTCAACGTATCGAACCAACCCTTTAGCCATCTAACCGCAGTAGACCCTAAACTATCTGTGCTGTCTGTGTCTGAAAGAATGCTTGAACCACTTGTGATTCCACCCGTTGCTACCTGCGTAGCTGTAGTTGTTAGTACACCTGTGACTAGCGCAGTGGTTGCCATATCTACAGCACCGTCGATGTCGACAACGTCTAGGTTGGTTATTCCAAGTACATCTAAGCTTCCATTGAAATCAACGTTACCTGTTACTGTTAGGGCATTAGTCAGAAGCGTCAACCCAGCTACGTCTAAGTTGCCATTGAAATCTGCATTACCTGCTAGTGCCAAAGTGGTTGCCATATCCACAGCGCCATCAATGTCTATGACATCGAGGTTGGTCGTTGCATCAACATCCAAATTGACAGCTACCTCAAAACTATCATCCGTCTTTAGGGTATTCGCAGCAGAGCGGTAAAGATTTACATCCTGAGCCGAACCAAAAGAAATTTCGTCATCGTTAAACGCAATCTTTTTAGAAACCGCCGTATTCCAAAACTCGTGTTCGTTAGCAAAATAATGAATATCATTACCAGTTGAAGACGCTGTAGAACCGTACAGTTTTATCTGCCCACCTGCATCTGTGTTTCCTCCACGCAGGGTAAGATTTTTGTCGTTGGAGATAGTTCTAATTATTGGTGTGGTATCCGATATAGTAACTATACCACCAAAATCTACGTCTCCAGATACATCTAGGTTAGTAAACACGGACGTTCCTACGGCGGTGATCTTGTCATTGAACGTAGCGGCTCCAGCGGCTGACATATCAAGAGTAAGTGCTGTAATAATAGATCCGCCATCACTACCTTGCAATAAAATGTCCTTATCTGAAACAGAAGAAGCAACAATCAAATTACTGCTACTATTTGCAAGTCTACCAAACTGGGTTCCATCGTCCTTCAATCGGATGTCCGCGCCACCAGCATCTAGGGTAATATCTCCAATAACATCAATGGTAAGATCTGTATTATCTGCTATGATAGTATCTACGGCAATAGATGCAACCTCAGTAATGTTTTTGTCGTTGAACGTAGTAGCACCAAGGCTAATAGCACCAGTAGCTGTCAGATTAGATGTTCCGATGTCTACGTTACCAGCGACTTTTAGCTGGGCAGGGCTGCTTCCGTTGAGCTGTAACCCTCCTCCCGATTCTACTGCTCCAGCCGCGAACGTAGCGCTGTCAACAAGTGCGTTTAAATTCGTTGATGTTATTTGATCGCCATCGGCGTAAGTTGTTCCTTTGCTTAATATAGCCATTATTCTGCTGTTGCTGAGTTTCTAAATGTTGTAGCTCCTGCCACCTTCAAAGATCTAAACTTTGGTCTTCCTAAAGTGGTATCTAATGTAAATTGCAATCCGTACGCTCTTTTGTTTCCAATTCTTCCTCTGATCGAGTAGTCTTCTCCTGCCGTTAATTGGCTTCCGTTGTTAAAACTTGCCAGTGTACCAAGGTCTATATTACTGTCTACGTTTTCTGTTTCCGCAGACATATTTCCATTGCTAGCCAATCCTTCTTCAGATTCTATATGCAATTCAAAGTTGTTCCATTTTTTTCTATCTATAGATTGCAGTGTGTACATTCTGGTTGTAGCTGATGAAACGACTCTTTCTGACTTAGAAGCAGATCCTACTTGAACGGTGTATATGTCATGACCCCCAGTTCCTCCCTCGATTTTATGTACACCTCCCGTTCTATTGGTTGCGTACACTCCTCGGTTTTGGCCCTTTCCAGCTATCGTTAGATGAGTGAAGTCCCAAGCAGTATCGTTTACAGAATCTACGGACTCCCAGCTTTTGTTTATAAAATTGTAAATGAGAAGTTTGTTGTTCGTTATTGAACTTCCAGTTGGTACAGCTATAAAATATCTGTTATCGAAATATACAGCTACAGCATTCTCTGCATAATCTTTGTTTATATCTTTAATAGTTGCTTCAATAGTTGCTGAAAGAGGTAAATCTCTGCCACGAAGGTTGTACAGATCTTGGAAGTCTACACCATAAATACCATTGTCGGACAAGAATATAAGATTGTTAGCTACTTGAACTATACTTTTTTTAGCCAGGCATCCTACTTCATCTGTTATTAGAGTACTTCTAGAATACTCCAATACTAGGCTATTGCTAATTAAATGTATACTACTTCGGTTAAAAACAACCAGCTTATCTTCAGAAAACGAGTGCAGACCTACGATAAAATCAGAAGTTCCTGCGTTCAGCCTAAATTGACCAAACATAAAATCATAAGTATCGCTATCTAAGAACTGAGAGAATAAAAGCTCATCATGTATATTTCTATCAGTAATTGTTGTACCGCTAGTACCCTCATCCATAGAGTACCTGAACGGAACTACTATTCTTCTTTCATGGTATGCTCCAAATGGAGGAGCTGGCATATGAATAAATCCAGAACCTTCTGATGCTTTTTCTAAGAAAGTTGGAGTAGCTAATAGTGTATCTTTTGACGTCTTGCTTCCATCTGTACATTCAGCAGGTACTGAGAACGTAAAACCTTTTTTAAGGCCTACTCCCCGATTGGTTCCCCCCGATTGACCACTTAATGTTCCAGATATATAAATTGAGAATGTTGTAGTGCTACCTATCTCGGCTACTATCCTGTTTCCATTAACCGAAGCATGATAGTCGTATATTTCTATTGGATCTCCAACCTTTAGCTCGTGTCCTGATGATGTAGTGAACGTGGCTTTGTTGTACCCAGTAAAAGACCCTGTTCCAGATGTCGTGCTAAGACTATTTGTAGAAATATCCGTAGGACTAGTATCTGTAACAAAAACTTCTTTTACGAATAACTCGAAATCAAAGCTTCCAGGAGGCTCATCTCTTGGAACAGCTTGTCTTAGTCCAGACCCACTAATGTCGTACCCAGTTTCATCAGGGTCTACAATACCTGCATTGACCCCATTTTTTATAAATATAGAAGTACCTTGGCTAAGTGATCCAGTTTCAGATACTACCGTTGCTAACTGGTTAACTATTTGAAAGCTTCCAGCAGGTACTATAATGTCTGAGGGTTCTGTAAAAGATCCGTTTGCTACTCTAGTGAATTCAGGATCTCCAGATATGTCACCATCCCATTCTAAGGCAATCTCACCATCTCTAAAAATAAATACCTTGTTGAATGCTTGTAGCGCCTGTCCTCCCGCTGCACCTATACCAATGGGGTAGTCTATATCTAAGACGGAACTGTCTGATGTTTTTACAATAGATGCCTTATTGGTTCCAACGCACAATACATAGCTTTCTGAATTGTTATTTGGATCGCTGTATTCTATTGCATCTTCAACTTCATTGATGGCGGTGTCATCTAAATATGGACCCCTCGCTGTACCCACTGTAGATATATTCGTGAGTCCAGTTATGACAACTGTGATTCTGTCATTGGTTGGAGCAGATGCTATAGCGTAGTTCCCGTCTATCGGAACTACAGCACCTGCTGCATTGGTTCCCGCAAATCCAGTAAGGTTCACTACTTGACCAACCCAATTTGCAGCCGCTTGACCTTCGTAAGGAAATGCGTTCGACCCAAAAGCTATCGTTACCGTATTGCTGCTAATAGAGGGAGTTCCTGTAATAGAAGGCCAAGCATTGTTGTGCAACCTAACAGAACCTACCTTGAGTGGAGCTGGTTGAAATGGAGCTGCTAGGAAATTAACGGGCTTTCGCGTTTGCCACTCTCCATTGAGTCCTAGTCTACCGTTGTTTGATTCTGTTAATACGCCTGTAGGCAACTGGTCTGGACGCAAGCGATTATTGAACCCCGTAAATCCAGTATCGAGTTCTTCAGCTATTCGGTCATCTTGTTTACCGTATCTGTCGTATCTAGCCATTTAACAATCCCAAGCTTTCCTGCTCCAATAATTAGCGGATAGTTTATTGCTCTTGCCCTTAATTCCGCCTGACCTAGCACAGTAACTTTTCTTACGTGCTGGGTTACTTTTCTTGATACTCATGTTAGAATCCCCGAAGCGTACAATCTTTTCTTTCCCACCCTGACAGGCTTTCACGACAGACTTCTTCCCGCCAGACACTTGCCTGCGCGGAACATTACACTTCATGGTTTTCTTATTTACTGCCACGCTATTTCTTTCCTTTGCCCTTACCTTTGACTTTACCCATTGGACATGGTTTGCGTTTTCCGTAGTTCATATTTTTATCTCCTATTTAACTTGTGAGCTTCCGAAATAAAAACCTAGTAGAGCCAGCATCCCTTGCCTAACTTCAGGCAATAACACAAAGCCCTCTAGATGTTTCCATTTGTCTGCTCCTATTCCTAAAAATTTAAATATACCCAGTTTGTTTGCTTCCACCGTTACTGGTATGTCAAAGAATGCCATAATGAAGGGAGCAAATACCACTGAAAACAGGATGCACATAGCGATGAGTTTTCTGACCCATGCTCCTCCCTCGTCGGATCTTTGTGCTGCT